CCAAAGAAAGTTTTGAAGTTGTTTGCCCAGGTCTTTCTTTGTAGTCCAAGAATGGCTCTTTCATATTGCCCCAAAGGCACTCGTGTTCTTGACACCTATGATTCAGTCCTTCAGTTTGGTTCCAAACGTGCCCGGCAACGGGGCCTTGCCTTGGATAAGGTTGCCAGGAATCACCTTGGTGATCTTTTCCCTGATGGTGGACCCCTTGCCTTTGGCTTTGGACCACTTGATATGATTGACCCCACCGGCGATCAACCTAAACTACACAATATTGACACTGTCTATGTGGCTGGTGTAGTTGCTGGGAACGAGTACATCGTTTACCAGTTTATACCTGGGTTGAATGAGTGGAGGGAAACTGATGCGACTATCCATAAGCCTACGGCTTTGGTGGGAACCCTAGTGCAAGAACATAAAAGGTTGTCTAAAGAAGTGCAAGACCTTAAGAGAGAGCTCTCCCAACAAAAAATGGACTTTGAAATCCTGAGGCATGACTATGAGCGCGTGCGCCCTGTCTCCACTAGTCCGGCAACTAGGCCTTTTAACCTCCTTACAGTTTTGCTTTATGCATTCCTATTTGGTCTCCTAGCAGCTGGACTGGCATCGGGGCAACGCACAGGCACTTGCTACTCCTATGATGAGGCATCCCAATCTTGTTTATATTGGGAGTGGCATGAGGTGGCACAACCGGATTGGCCGAAGTTTCTCACAGACTATTTTAAAGATCATTGGCAAGTTTTGGTTGATTATTGTACAATGGATGTGATGGTTCAGCTTGCTGCTCTGGTCTACCAGTTGTTTAGTTGGTATGTCTGTGCAGGGGTTGTTGCAGTCATTTATGCACTTAGGTCGGAGAACCCCATTTATATGCTTATCACCTTGATCATGGCCACATTGTCACATTACCAGATGTTTGCATTGGCGGTGGTTCCAGCCTTGGACATCACTGCCACAATTTCGCTATGGGCTGTCATGGCCGCATATGCATTGGCGCAATCGTTTGCTATTCTGCTTTCCTTTGCGCTCCTGGTTATGGCTGTACTAGCTGGTCTGTTTCTTAATGATGCAGAATATGCTATAATGGTGAAAGCACATTTTTATGTTTTCCTGGCCACATGCACATCACATGTTGTTGAGATCCTCCATTTGCCATTCTGGGCAGTTGCCTCTGTCCTTGTCACCTATCGGCTGTACCGCTCTCTTTCTTTTACCCTAGGTGAAAGGTATGAGGTGCGCTCGGCCGACGGGAAAATTCTTACCACGGTCTCATCTCAGCCAAACTGGCTTGCGAGGGTTTCAAGATTTGCCCAATCCTTTAGGCAAAGGATACGGACTAGTGTTGCCCCCACAGCACGAATAATACCAAATGCTCTAGTCACAGTTGAGTCAAAGGAAGGCTCTGGAACTGGTTTCCGTGTCCAAAGTCATTTGGTCACAGCTGGTCATGTGGTGGCAGGCGACGAACAGGTTAAGGTCACCTGGGGCCATGTTGTTGTCTATGCCAAAGTTGTGTATAGACACCCAACCAAAGACTTGGCCTTCCTAACACTACCTGCTGAGTTGCAACAGCTGCCTGCCTACAAGTTTGCTAAGAATCCTGCTGACGGCCCTGTCGTTTTGACCGCCTTTGATGAAGCCTCACTCCTCCTGGTAGCAGTCACTGAAGCTGTCTTGGTGGATAACCATTGGACTTATGCTGTTGCTACTCGTAACGGCATGTCTGGTGCGCCACTCACCAACGTGGATGGGAGGCTTCTAGGGGTTCACCTTACCAACACTGGATTCACTGGTGGTGCTATAGTTATAGTGCCCGATGACCTGCCTGATACTAGGAAACCAACTGCACGTGAGCTTGAACTTGAGGCTAGGATTAAGGAGTTGGAAGCCAAATCATGTGGCGATAAACCCCTCCTTCAGTCGAGAGTTGATGCAGATGCCGTTGTCGAGTTGATACGTGTTGCCTTACAACGTGAGATGTCCATCCTCCGCAAGGAGATAGATGACTCACTTGCTGGCTACTCCCAGAAGAAGAAAGGCAAGAAAAACAGGAAGAAGCGCGTGTGGACCGAGGAAGAGTATCGAGCTTTGCTCGAGAAAGGTTTTACACGCGACCAACTCAGGGAAATGGCTGATGCACTCCGTGAACAGACTCTCTACGGTGATGAAGATGATGATGAAGCTGAGGTTGAGGTTGGTTACCCTGAATGGTCAGATCCAGACCAGGATTCTGACATTGATGCTGAGTGGTTCGGCTCCTATGAACAATCCTGGCGTTATATTGAGCCACAACAGTCTGAGGAACTTGTCAATACCCTACCATCACACCTTACTCTGAAGTATAGCTTGGATAATTATCCTATTTCTAAAAGTGACATCCAAGCAGTTGCCAAGGAGATGAAACAATATGAAGAGAAGGTGTCCAGCCTAATCTCTGAAAGTGTTGATGATTCGGGCAACTGGAAGAGGGATGTTGATGGTAAGAAAATTCTACAGGAGCTTGATGCGCTCTGGTTTGGTATAAACCATACTCTGTGGGACCATGGTTTGATGCCTTTCACGCAGAGGAGGAAGCGTGTTACCAAGCCAAAAAACTCCAAAGGGGCCCAGAAGAACCGGGCCCCGCAGAATGCACGCTAAGCTACTGGCAGACTTTGCTCGAGCCAACCGAGCCTTTTTTGATACCTTCTGGGTATCCTGTTGTTGGCAAAGTTCCTCTGGATAGACCTATTTCAGATAGGGGCGAACCTATTGACGATCTCTTGTCATTGCTGCCCAATTATGACGAGGATTTGACGGCTTTTTCACCGGCAACTTGGGGTCCTGCAGCCTATGAAAAATCTTTTGAGAAGTTTACATATAAAGAGCCCACCCAGAATATTGCCCATAAGTATCCACGTGAGTGGCGTTTCGCTACTAGAGTCTTAGGCCGAGAATTCGATTTCTTGGCTGACTCAGTAGTCAAAGACATAACTGCTGTTTCTAAAAATTCTGAGTCCACTCCCGCCTATCCCAAAACCTTGTGGTGGAAGACTGAAGCCGATTATTTGGCTGAAAGGGGCTATTCTGATTATATTTCTGAGTGGAACCGCCTAGTTAATGATTCCAGTTATCGGCCAGACGTTCTCTGGTATCTCTTTCTTAAGAAGGAAATCCTTAAGACAGATAAGATTCTGGATGATGATATAAGGCAAATCCTGTGTGCTGATCCTATCTTTGCACGCATAGGATGCTGCTTTGAGGAGGACCAAAACGACCGCATGAAGCGGCGTACACGTACTCGTATGCCGCAATGTGGTTGGTCTCCTTTCTTTGGTGGTTTCCACGAGAGGGTATCTCGGCTCGCTGCTAAGGGTAACCCCCATTGGGTAGAATTTGATTGGACCCGCTATGATGGCACCATTCCTGAGGAGGTCTTTAGGCACATAAAGAATTTTAGGTTTAATTCCCTGGCCTCAAGGTTCAAGACCCCAGAGTTGAGGTCGGTCTATGAGTGGTATGTTGATAATATCATTCATAGAAAGGTCTGCCTGCCTACGGGGGAAGTTACTGAACAACATCGGGGGAATCCCTCTGGTCAAGTCTCGACAACAATGGACAATAACATGTTTAATGTCTTCTTCCAGGCCTTTGAATATGCCTATTTGAGACCCCACCTCACAGATGATGAGCTGTGCCAGCACTGGGACAAGTATGATTCGCTTATATACGGGGACGACAGGTTGAACACCTGTCTTGACCTACCCTCTGATTACGTTTGTAGGGTTATTGACATGTATGCCACCATTTTTGGCATGTGGGTTAAGCCCGATAAGGTCAAGGTCTCCGCTGTCCCACAAGGCTTATCTTTCTGTGGTTTTACCATCACGCAGGATACACAAGGGTTTTATGTTCCAGTCCCTACTGAGACAAAGAAATTGGCCGCTGCTTTATTGAAACCAACTAAGAAACTGGATGGAATTGCTTCACTCTATGGGAAACTCCTTTGCTATCGCATCCTGAGCCATAATTTGCCTAATGATAACAAGTTTAAAAATTATATACTCCTTGCGCTGGAGGTTTTGGCTCGTCACTTTGTGGCTAGGGGGGAGGAACCGCCCTTCTACGTCACCGAGGAGATGTTGGATAAGCTTTGGAGGGGAGGTCCAAAGCGTGATTATGGCTGAATCTGCTCCACATAAGAGTCAAAATGCTGCATCTGCCAAGCAGATTGCCAAGGAGGTTGTTAAACTTGAGAAGAAAACAAAGAACCAACAACAACAGGCCCAGCGCACGACCAAGCGCAAGAACTGGGTTCCGCGTCGAAGTGGAAACCAGGCAAGTAAAGCGAGAGTTTCAAATAGAGTTAAAACAGAGCTCAAGAAGCAAGGCTTGGAAGGTCCTAACCCTAGGTTTAGGGTTACTGTTTCTGCTACTATTGGTAAGGTTGGTCCTAACAAGTCCCAGGGCCCTGAGCTACAGATAGCTACCTTCTTACATCCAAGCTTAATTAAGGAGCCTGGAGATGGCTCCAATTTTGGACCCCTCCAAGCCGCCGCAGCGCAATATGGCCTGTGGCGCATAAAGTTTCTAGAGGTCCGTTTCACCCCTCTTGTTGGCTCGTCAGCCGTTTCCGGCTCTGTTACTCGAGCTTCACTTAACTTAACCCAGGCGCCTGGAGCTACCTCTTGGGGTGGTCTTGGCGCACGGAAGCACATTGATGTGCCAATAGGTGCTTCCAAGCACTGGAAGCTAAAAAGGGGTGATCTAACGGGACCTAGAAGTACATACTGGGTCACTAACACCAATGAGGAGGGGGGCCAATCATGTGGCCCTATGCTTGAGATGCATGGTCTGGGAAAAACTACCTCAACCTATAAGGATGCAGCCTGGGAAGGCGATCTCTTTATTGTTGAGATTCATGGTACCTGGGAATTCTCCAACTACAATGCCCAACCCGCTTTGGGTATGCTTGACCGCCTTTCCGATGATGTACAGGTTGAAATTGGAGTTGATTCTGAGGGCCAAATAACCATGACTGTTCCAGAGAACTCTCCCATGGCCCGCCACATGGGAGAAAAGTATGAAAGGAGTTCTGCCTCAAATGCAACTTCTGTTGGGGAGACCATATGGCAGGTTGTTGATGAAGGCGCTGGATTGTTATCTGCAGTAGCGCCTCAACCTTTTGGCTGGCTTATTAAAGGTGGCTGGTGGTTTGTTAAGAAGATCCTTGGCCGTAGTGGCGCCAATGCTGGTTCCACTTACCTTGTGTATCCTTCCCTTGCCGATGCACAGAATGGCAAGCCTGCTATTTCAACATCACGTGGGTTTGCAAGGCAGGTTGTCCAAACCACCCTTACGTCAACACAGATTAACGCCCCAAATACCGGCCCGGGCGTTTCACAGCCAGCACTTGTCTCTTATGAGTTCTTTCCCTACTACCCTAGGGACGAACCCCAGGTTGGCTTGCCTTTTTATTTGGCCTCATGTTATGAGCCTGGTCTCTCCAAAATTTCCATGCCTATTTGGGTTTATGGTTCTAGCTCAGCCTTTAATGGCGCCCCTTTTGAGGTTCAGGTCGGCTCCCAAGCTTACCAATCGCAGACTTATTCTTATTTGATTAAGCCTGCTGCTTTTTCCGCCGACATTCCTTATGAGGCAACTTCAGATCCAGTTTCTTTGAACGGGTGGTACACGATAGATACCTTGCCCCCTATTGGGGAGTTCAGAGCCTCCTTTGCATATCCTATTAGCAAGCAGAAGTATGGAGATGTTGTGGCGGCATCCAACTTCTTTGTTTCCTCCAACCTCATGCTGGTTCATTATTTGGTTAGGGTTACTCAAGATTTCCCCGCCCTTTCAGGGGATGAGTGGGGTAGTGGCGACACCATTCGCTACTTCACACCAATGCTTACAGCCTTGTCTGCCGCCACAGACCAAAGTAACCCTATCAATTTTGTTCCCAACAGGATTGTTTTCCAACAACTCCAGAAAAGCACTGTTGGTGTGCCAACCCTTGTTAGGGCCCGTGTTGGTTCCTACATCATTTCCACAGTTTGGTGTAGGGGCACGGGTTTTTCTGCTGGTGTTATTACAGGGTATGGCTTTTTGAACCAGACTGGCTTTAATCTTGAGAGTGATATTATGCGCTCTGATTCCAATGGGGTGCTTTCCCTGATAACCCGTGTCAGCCCCTACCTTGGGCTTGGCATAGTCAGGATGACGCGTGGCGTTCCCCCCAGTGATGAAGATGATTTGGTCGCCCGCGTTGTGCAGCAACTTCAGACTCGCTACAGATTTGCCAGCGATTCTGGGTCGGACACCTCCGATGAGGAGTCCGATGAGTTTGAATGCCTGCGTAGCACTCCCTTGCAGCAAGTCTATGAGGGCGTGCGTGGTGTTCGCACCCACGCAGAAGCAGTTGCTGTAGTTCGTAAGCTTAAATCCCGAGGCCACGCCGAGTAGGATCGAGGGTACAGGATTTTTGTTTACTTCAGTGATCATTAATCAATAGATTGTTGATTTCTGCAATTCAAATTAAATAATTGGCAAAA